CTGGTAAGATCGTTAACATTAAAAAGGGTCAGTTCCTGGCGCCATGGGACATACAAGGCATCTTATCCAAAACGAAAGGAGCCAATGAAGTGTGGATAACAGAGCGTGGAACTAGCTTTGGATACAATACATTAGTAGTTGATTTCACAGGTCTACAATACATGATGGATAATTTCAACGTCCCTATTGTATATGATGTGACACATTCAGTTCAACAACCTGGAGGTAAAGGGTTAAGTAGTGGTGGCAACAGGGAGTATGTTCCTGGGTTATCACGCGCAGCTGCTGCATTGGGTGTTAGCAACTTCTTCTTGGAAGTACATCCAGATCCAGACAACTCACCAAGTGATGGACCCAATATACTAAACCTAAACAATTTCAGAGAGATTATACATGACATCAATAGCCATTCTTATACCCGCTAGGTTTAATTCTACGAGGTTTAAAGGTAAGCCCCTTTGTAACCTAGGCGACTCAACAATGATTCAACGAGTGTTTTATAGGTGCCTGGATTCGGGATTTGATACATATGTCGTAACAGATAGCCCTCTTATATCCAGACTCTTTAAACCAGAAGAAGTAATTGTATCAGCTGATGAGTGTGATAACGGCACAGATAGATGTGCAGAAGCTCTTAACGACAGCCGTTTGAATCAATACACACACTTCATTAATGTTCAGGGAGATATGCCAGACATTAATAATACAATGATTGATGCGTGCGCAACAGAGCTAATTACTCGATCGAGCTCGGTTAATACATTATATACAGAGTGCCATCCAGACAAACGAAGAGATGTGTCGGCGGTTAAACTAATCAAAACGGATACTGACAAAGCCTTGTGGTTTGGTAGAGGATTTGCTGGGTATGGTGAAAGGCACTTAGGTGTGTATGGATTTAGTCGGGATGCATTAGAAAAATATAGAGATCTACCCATACCACCAGAAGAAGATGTTGAACAACTAGAGCAGCTTAGATGGATTAAAAGTGGACATGATATCCACACTGTAAAGGTAGACTTTGAGGTCGCGGGGTTTGATGGTATAGAGATTAACACACCACTTGATATGAATGAGTGGAATAATCGTTACACCATACTCTCAGACCACGATCAGCTTTGGGAGATTGTGAAATGAAAGCAGGAAAGGTGTGGGGCAGCACTGAGCTCATAGAAGCCAATGGTGCCTTAGAGTTCCATAGAATAGAGATGGAAAGTGGAGGTGTATGTTCAAAGCATAAACACCGATATAAATGGAATGGATTCTATGTTGAAACGGGCAGACTACTGATCCGTGTTTGGCAGGATGATTATAATCTTGTTGACGAAACCATTTTGGAAGCTGGTGATTATACGAAGGTTCGCCCTGGATTGTTTCATCAATTTGAATGCTTAGAAGCAGGTGTAGCATACGAGCTATACTGGGCAGAGTTTAACCATAGTGATATAGAGAGGGAATCAGTTGGCTTCAAAGACTAAAAAGATGGGACTAACAGCATCCACCTTTGATCTACTGCATGCGGGCCACGTAGCAATGCTGCGTGAAGCTAAGGAGCAATGTGATCATTTGGTGTGTGCACTGCAGGTTGATCCTTCCGCGGATCGACCAGAAAAGAACAGTCCTGTTCAAACACTAGTAGAACGCTGGACACAGTTGCAGGGTGTCAAGTATGTTGATGAAATTATTCCATATCAAACAGAAGAGGATCTTCAAGATATCCTCAATTTATTTAACTTTGATGTACGCATTATAGGTGAAGAGTATAAGGATGGTAAGTTTACTGGTAGAGCTATATGTTCAGCAAGAGGTATAGAGATCTACTATAACAAACGAGACCACAGATTCTCATCAAGTGGATTACGACAGCGAGTAAAGGAATCATGAACATCTTAATAGTAGGTCACGGATTTGTTGGCAAGGCTGTTGATTATGGCTTTACACACCCTGGTGTTGAGAAAACCATTGTTGATCCAAAGTATGGGTCTTCACTTGCTAAGTTGGATCCATGGTCAACAGCCAAGTTTGATTGCGTGTTTGTTTGCGTACCAACCCCCATGGGGGATAAAGGTAAGGTTGACTCCAGCATCTTAGATGATGTGTTGCAGCGCCTGGAGGGGTGTAAATTGGTGGTTGTGAAATCTACAGTGACACCAGACATTGCCAGGAAGTGGTCAGACAATGTTGTTTATAATCCTGAATTCCTAACAGAGAAATCAGCTAACGAGCAATTTGTGGATCCTGAGTTCCACATCTTTGGTGGTATTGAGAAATCGACAAAGAGATTAGAGATCATCTATGAAACATACAGTCTATGTAATCCTTGTCCATCTCTTCATATGACACATGAAGAAGCCAGCTTTGTTAAGTATACTATCAACAGTTTCCTCGCAGTGAAGGTGACATTCTTCAATCAGTTATATGATGCTATATCAAAAACAGATGCTAGCTTCACAAAGATTGTAAAGGCGGTTGGTATGGATGATCGCATTCACCCATCACATACAAAGGTTCCAGGCTTTGATGGTAAACAGGGATATGGGGGAGCATGCTTTCCAAAGGACACTTCTGCGTTTGTAAAGTTCAGTAAACAGTTGACTTTACTCGACAAATGTGTTAAAATAAACAATAGTTACAGGTCTCAATATAAGCTGGATGAGCGGGAGAAAGAACAAAATGTCAATTATGGACAAACTAAAAAAGAACTCAAAGATTAAGACAACAAACATCTTAGCTGATTCAAAGTTCTTTACAGAGAAAGATATGACACCAACAGCAGTTCCTATGGTCAACGTTGCGTTGTCTGGGTCTGTGGATGGAGGAGTAACTCCTGGTCTTACAGTGCTCGCGGGCCCATCAAAACACTTTAAAACATCATTTGCCTTATTGATGGCAGGAGCTTATTTAAAGGCTCACTCAGATGCTGTTGTGTTATTCTACGACTCAGAATTCGGATCGCCACAATCTTATTTTGAGCAGTTTGGTGTTGACACTTCACGTGTGCTTCACACACCTATTACAAATGTGGAAGAGTTGAAGTTTGATATGATTAACCAGCTTGAAAACATTGAGCGTGACGATAAGGTGATTATCATCATTGATTCTATTGGCAACCTAGCTTCTAAGAAAGAGTTGGATGATGCCATTAATGAAAAGTCAGTAGCTGACATGTCCCGTGCAAAAGCCCTTAAAGGCCTATTTCGGATGGCGACACCCTATCTGACTATGAGAAGTATTCCTATGCTTGCTGTAAACCACACATACAAGGAGATCGGTTTGTTTCCTAAAGATGTTGTTGGTGGCGGCACAGGTATATACTATTCAGCTGATAACATATGGATCCTAGGTCGCCAACAAGACAAGAAAGGTACAGAGATTCAAGGCTATCGGTTTGTGATTAACGTAGAGAAGAGTAGATATGTTAAAGAGAAGTCCAAAATACCTATTACAGTGTCTTGGGATGGTGGCGTACGTGAGTATTCTGGCCTGCTTGACTGTGCTTTGGCTGGTGGTTACGTTGCTAAGCCATCTAACGGCTGGTATGCTGTTGTTGATAGGTCTACTGGTGAACTTGGACCAAAAGTTAGATATGATGCTACCCTCGAGAAAGCGTTCTGGGACCCGGTTTTTACTGAAACTGATTTTAAAGAATTTCTAAAAAAGCAGTACAGTATTGGTCATCAATCGCTTGTGGGGATGGATGATATCGTGGAGGATTAGTGATTAAAGTACTCGTTTTACCAATAGATGGCTATCGATATGGGTTTCCCAAGATTTGTGATGGAGACCTCGAGCTTAACGATTGGTTGATAGAAAATGGATATCCTAAAGAACACGTTGAATATTGGATTAATAAATTGGGACGAGTTCCCTGTAGTAGAAAGTGGGTAGAGGTAAAAAAATGAAAGAAAATGTTGACTATGCGTTAGTACCGAGGGATAATGAGAGCTGGGATGTAAGAATCTTAACAGGTGATTATATCGAAACAACATTTGTCTTTGGCAATTTGACCATTGATGAGAAATCTGAAATGTTAAACTACAACGTGGATATTATGTATTCACCTGATGAAGATTTGACTGTATCTAATACTGGTTTCCAGGAAGTGACGGGTCAAATCCTACATGACATATTAGAGCAATCGCTATCTAATTATGAGGAAACAACTAGTAATGAGTAGCAACTCACTTGAGCAACTTATTCTTCGTAACATACTTACCAATGAGCCCTACATGCGTAGGGTTCTACCATTTATAAAACCTGAGTATTTCCAGGGAGTGTATAACCTCTTATTCAAGGAGTGTGGCAAGTATGTTGGAAAGTACAACCGTCTTCCATCCACTAACTCTTTGAAGGTTGAGATTGATCAGTCGTCCAAGTTTAATGATGATCAGTATACAGCAGCTATGGAGATTCTTCCTAATCTGTTTGATACTCAGAAAGAAGATGATGACTGGCTGTACGACACAACCGAGAAGTGGTGTCAGGATAGAGCTATCCATAATGCCATTATGGAAAGTATAAGCATCATTGATGGAAAGCATCAGAACCTTACGAAGAACGCCCTTCCTGAGCTTCTAAGCAAGGCTCTGTCCGTTACATTCGATCCGTCTGTTGGGCACGATTATATCGAGGATGTAGAGGAGCGCTATGACTTCTATCATGAGGATGAAGAACGTATTGAGTTTGATTTGGATTACTTCAACAAGATCACAAAAGGTGGATTGCCAAACAAAACCTTAAATGTCTGCCTGGCAGGTACTGGTGTTGGTAAGTCATTGTTCATGTGTCATATGGCTGGTAATGTTCTTATACAGGGACGTAATGTATTGTACATCACCATGGAGATGGCAGAGGAACGTATCGCAGAACGTATAGATTCTAACCTACTAGATATACCTCTAGATCAGTTGCAACACGTATCGAAACCTATGCTAACAAGCAAGGTTGATGATATTGCAACAAATACAAATGGTAAGTTGATCATCAAAGAGTATCCAACAGGAGCTGCTCATGCAGGGCACTTTAGGGCTTTGTTGAATGAGTTAAAACTCAAGAAGAACTTTGTACCTGAGATGATATTCATAGACTACCTAAATATCTGTTCATCCAGTCGCATGAAAGCAATGGGTGGTTCGATTAACTCATACACATACATTAAATCTATCGCAGAGGAGCTACGAGGCTTAGCTGTTGAATTCAATGTCCCTGTCGTAACAGCAACACAAACAACACGGTCAGGATTTACAAGCTCTGACCCAGGCATGGAAGATACATCTGAGTCATTTGGACTTCCTGCCACCGCTGATTTAATGTTTGCATTGATCAGCTCGGAAGAATTAGAGTCGTTGGGCCAGGTAATGGTTAAGCAGTTGAAAAACAGATACAACGATCCTAACTATAAGAAACGCTTTGTACTTGGTATTGACAGATCTCGCATGAAACTGTTCGATGTTGAAAATGCGGAAGAAGGAGTGGTAGACGACGCTCCAATTCCAGATAGAAGTCGCATCAACAGCAGTGATTTTAAAATGGAATGACCGTTGTCATTCCACGTGAGAAGTAGTATAATACCACAACATTGAGCATAAACTGGAGCAAACATGAGCACCCCCATTCAATACAAATATGTTTCAACAAAAGAATATCATGATGCCTTTCCGTGTGCATATCGCCAATGGA